TGTTGCTGGGTCGCATCCAATGAACGTATTAACCGGAGTACTTTCGCCGTTAATGACAATATAATTGATTCCTTCTTCATTTCTATAATATCCTTCCCAATCTTTTATGTGTTCTCTCAACCAGACAGAATCCTCTGCTGATTGAACCTCCATCATATATTCTTGGTAGAATTTAGATGGAGTACCTGAATCTTGGTAGAATTTCTTTTTTTCTTCTAACTTTTTTATTGGAAACCAACTATCCCATAAGGGAGTCCCATCTGGCTGAATAGCCTTATAAGTAATTACCCTCCAAGAGAAGTCTTTGTCCGTTTTTCCTTTTTTGGCTCTTTCGTAATTAATAATAAGATTGTTGATAAAACTATCGTAATGAACAGGAGTCCCATTAACACGAAGCCTACCAGTATGAGGCTCAAGGGCGGGATAAACAACAGCAGTAACGAGGTTAGCGTTTTTAGCTCTAGCTTCAGCCGTGATTGTGTTTTGTTCATGTTCAAAGTCGTCAAGGATGATGAGGTCGTATCTTCTATGTAGTTTCGCTCCTCCCCGTATCCCAGCGACATTACTCTTGGAAATGAGTTTACACCCATTGCTTAACTCTATATCTTCTTCTGTCCATTTTCTTCCTTTCAAAGCACCAAAATAATATTTAATGCTTTCGTTAAATTCAAAATGATATTTGATGTAATCCATATTACCTACAGAAAGTTTCTGAGTAGCAGCTACCCATGCATAGAAATGCATATCATCTTTTTCAGTAAATACGAAATCTTTTATAATGGAACACTTGGTAAGAACAGTTTTACCATGTCCTCTAGGTAAAATAATTGCTAATTGTTTTGTATTGTGGTCATCAATAGAATCTGCCATCTCATAATGAAATGCAGGTGTTTCACTTCTCAGGAAATCGTCAGGTAAAAATAATTTACCAAATGCAATTAAGTCACGGTAAGCAAGTTGTAATGCTTCCTCAGCTTTACTTATATTTCTAGAATTTATATTAGCCATTTTTAATATTCCAATATGGTAAATAGAATACTAATACAAACATTCCTATTACCAATACAATAGTAACAATAGATTCAACCATTATCTTTTTCTTCCACCTTGTCCTCTATATTTTTTATAACTTCTCTTTGTTCCTCTACCAGAACCTTGTCGAGTTTTCTTTCCTCGTTTTCTTCGTACATAATTAGCACTCTGAATCATTCTGTATCCCTTTAAATTTATTTTCTAATTGTATTATTTTACAAGAAAGATAGACACAAGCATCCAATACTTCTTCAAGTGCCTCATTTACAAATTCTCTATCATCGTCTATTAGTATTTCTTCACCATATTTCTTAGCACCTTCATCTAAACGTGCTTTTATTTTTTTCATTACTTTTTCGTTGATTCTTTCCATTTTTTCCTCAAATATGTTAAATACTCACAAGCATTTTCAGGGTTAAATATTGTTGTAATTAATCTATTGTCATCATCTGAGTATTGCGGGTCAATGATGGTCACTGGACAATTAAATATATTTTTGTCATCAAGACCAAGCCTATCAGCATATTCATCTATGATTTTAAAAGAAGCAACCTGAAGTCCATGACTAATCAATCCAGTAGCAGGGTCTTTAAGAACTTGGTATCCTGAAACATGAGTATGACCAGAAGTAAGGATATGGTCACGCCACCCCATCTGAATAGCCTTAGATACTCCATGAGCAGTGTTCCACATAGAATTACCTTTAAAAGTGTGACGAGCATTAATTCTTATTTTTTTACCATTAGGAAAATTAAGATTCATTCTTGCACCGTGTCTTTCATATACGCCCTTGTGGTCTCTCATTAGAAATTCTAAGGGGTCACCATCACCTGACCAGACATCGTGGTTTCCTGCTACCAAATAAAGCCATTGAACCTTACTAACAAAATACTCACTAAGTCTCCAAGATTCTTTTGCAGTAGTTGATTGAGCAGAATACAATCGAGCTAATCTTCCTATCCAGTTATTTTGAATATCTCCTAGATTACCAGCAAACATTCCCTCTGTTTGATTGATAATATCTGTGTAGTGAAGAATTGTAGCTAAATCTGTGCCATCGTCATCAACATGAGGGTCTCCAAAATGTGCAATCCCTATCGGACCTTTTATCTTTATATTAATATCTATTAATGATTTATTAGTTTTAGCATCAATAGTTTTCTTGAATTTTTGTTTTCTCCAATCAATGAGAGTATCAATTGGAATGTCTGGGTCTCCCTCCTCATCGTGATATTTTTCTTCTACATCGAATGGAGCTTCTTCTACGATAGTAGGGTTCAGCGTCTTTTTACCGCATGAATAACAATACCATCGTTGTCGTTTTTTAGATGCCCAATATTGAAATCCATCCTTACGCATTGCCCTACTACCGCAAGATTCTTTAGGACAAGCTATTATATCCCCTTTTTCGTTTACTGTAAAATCATCTATTGCCATTATTCTTTTTTCTCAGAAATCATTTTACGCTCAACATTGGCTATTTGGTCTGGTGTAAATCCACTAAATAGACCAACAACTCCTTGTTCAATTTTCTTTACTCCTCCACCTAATGTTCCAATTGCTTTACCAAGTTCCTTTAAGGATTGCAATGCAATATTCTCATCGGTAGATGTTTCAGCTAATATTTTCAGATTTCTAAAAATGTATTCATGGTCTACTCCAAGTTCTTTGGCAACATCCATTACACTTTTCTCTACTTCTTTCATTACTCTCTCCTGTTTTAAAAGCACAGCAGCTTTGTTTTTTGCTTTACTATGGTTTAGTTCTCCATAAGCATCCATATAGGATTTAACGGCACCCATACCAACAGCAACATTTGTAGCAAATAATTTCTCTTTTTTGGTAACATTGTCTCTTTGCTTGACTCTCTTATTGGTGTCTTTTATTGTTTTACTGAAGGTGTACCTATTGGGATGCAAATCAAAATCAGTATCCATAAATGTATTTTTATGAATTAAAAAAGTTCCAACGATTGTTCTTACCCATCCATTGGCATATGTATAGTTTTTTCTATCTGAGGGGTGATTTATTTTGTGGGATACTTTCAGAAGTTGAACCACTCGATTATCGTCTGACAATACCCATTCACCCTCTTTGGCACTTTTCCAATCATTGCTTACCTCGGCATTGGGGTTATCTTTTTTAAAATCTTGGACACTATCGTAAACGATATGTTCTATGTCCTTAATCTTTTTGGATTTCACCTAGTTTTAATCTTTTGTCTTGAAGTTGTAACCAAATATTATCGATTAGCTCAGACACAGGTTTCGGAATGTGATATACCACACCATCAACTTCTATTGATTCTAAATTTTTAATAGTAGCTAATTTAGTTAGAACTTTCTCCTGTTCTTCAACTGATAAATTTGAAATATTTTCTATGGCTTTTGACATACTAAATTCTTTAATCTGTAACTGTTTTTTTCTCTTTCTTTCTTTTCTTTATATTACTTTCTTTTCTTTCTTTCTCTTTTTTTACGATTTCAGCAGCCATTTTTTTTGCCAGATTTATTACTTCGTTTTGTTTTTTTTCACGGTCTTTTTTCTCTGTCCTAGCGACGCCCGTACTTGCCTCATTTCCTGATAATTGTTTAGATGTAATGTAACTCATGTGTGAATATATACCTATGCCCAGGTTCTTTTCAAGAAAAATTGTAGGATTTTGAAAGACACTCTTATTTACTTTGGATACCCCCTTAGTAGGGGTTTTTCATATTTGTTTTTACGTTGTAATTGATTTTTAGAAAATTGTTTTTTGATTAATTATGGAGGAATACATGAGTTTAAAGATACAGGGAGGCAGAGACTTCCCGACTCGAATTGATGCTAGAAATCTCAAGACAGTTGAGAAGAAGCATGTAGATGCATTGTGGGCAATCACTCTTGCTAAGGCCGCTAGTCAAGGTTCATTTGAAGACATAGCCGCTCTAAACATGGCAGTGAATAGCAATGCGACTGTATCAGAACCTATCGGTGAGCTAACCAATCAGATACAGATGTTAATATCAGCCTTGACCACACCACATGAGGGCACGCCACCCGTGGAAGAGGATAAGAAGTAATTGTGCATCTTGGTACGAAGAGGAAAACCCACACAGATGTGGAGCATCTCTAGAGTGCCATCATGAGGCAATTGGATGGAGCAGGCTTATGCCTGTTCTGTCCTTCTTTTGGTATTATTTGGAGTACATTGTTGTAAAGATGTCTTAAACACTTAGATACAGTTAACTCTACTAATAAGTATTAATTTGCATATAACTTGGGCATAAACTTGAAAAGGAGGAAATCATGACAAATGTATTTCTTAAATCACACAGTTACACCATTAATCTTGCTAATGTACTCTACATTAAAAAGTGGGATTCAATTGGTGGAATTGGCACTAGACTAACGATGAAAGATGAAAGAATGGTACAAATAACCTGTCCTTATGATGAGGTTATGAAGCAGATAGCTAGATTCCAAAAGAGGCACAATGCTTCTAATGGTGATGTACGGATAATCGAACTGGACTATTAATTTTAAAACCTTTGAGAGTAGTATAGGTTAAACTCTCAAATTAGGAGTGAATAATGAATTGGATGATTAAGTGGTTTATGAAATTCTATTGGTATTCATGGTAAAACATTGATGTATAATCCAGTAGTCATACATAATTCTGCTTATAAAAGAAACAAGTTGTGTATCTGCTTGCACAGCTGGTGGCATGAGCGATGCTAGAGCAGTCCGGAAAAATGGCGAGAACTTATACTTTGGTTGAGGATAAGTGAGCGTGAAGAGTCCCGAACAAGCTTTATTTCTGCCCGACGGGGATATAACAGAATTAGAGTGGGCGTAGGTGATTAACCATCGAATCACGGTAGATACGTTAAGTCTACCAAATGTTTTATAAGAGTGGGGTGATAATTAAATAACTAGCTATTATTTGGTTATCTTTACCATAAATGTGAAGTCTGTGGATTGTGCTAATACAAGCTTGCAGACAGACCTTTCTCATCATATCGATGACCAGGATGATTCAACGAGTCATGTGGAGAAGCCTTTAAATGGGCGAAAGGTTGTAATGGTATTAAATATAAATTGAAGGCATAAAACCTAGAGATTGTATTCGGTATTAAGTTGCCTATAGCTTTCAGCAGCTAGGTAACAAACTTGTGGGATAGGCATTGCCATGTCCCTATAGTGCTGATGTACGCAGACGACAACTGCTAAACAGGCATCGGATGAGTAGTCTTATGTGAATAAGGCGATAGTTTATATCGTGAGGAGTGTTTACTTGACTCCCAAGCTGAAATATCATTTGCGGGTAATCTCAAATCCCGTCACACCACTCTTTAATATTTTAAAAGAAAGGAAACCAACATGGTAGAATCATTGATTATTATAGGCGTGTGCTTAGTTGCATTTGCAGTATTTAATCATTATATGTTAAAAGAATAGAAGGAGAAACAATGGTAGGAAAAAACGAATTTAGAGAATTTGATGCTGTTCGTAGAAGTGGTGCATTTAATATGTTAGACCAAAGAGCAAGAGAATTAACATCATTAAATAAACTACAATGGATAGATATATTAAAAAACTATGATGAGTATCATAATAAATGGGGAAAAGACAATGAAAGGTAAAATTAAAACTGTTAAAGTTCCTTCAGTAATTATGAAACAGCTACATAAGTTGTATCATACAATAGAAAAGGACTTAGATGAGGTTAGAGACATAAGAGCAAAGTCTTTACTCAATAAAGTAAGGCTTGGACTAAAGTTTTTACTTGTAAGAAGCAAATATAATCCATACAAGAACAAAAGGAGTAAGAAATGAGTATGTATATAGCAAGGATTAGAATAGATGAAAGAGGCAGATTAACACTTCCTAAATCATTTCTTGATGCTAATGACCTGTGTGAGTATACTATGGTATATCTTCAAGCAGTTAATGGCTCAAAAAATACTGCAAGACTTGTATTTGACAAGACAACATGGGAGTATAAAGACAATGATAGGAAAAAATAACATGAAAGGCTCTGTTTACAGAGAAAATAATATTGGTGAACAAAAGATTAAAGCTGATATTATATTAAATGCGTGGCTAAACTACTGTAGACAATCAAAAGTTTACAGAGTTATGGAATATATTGGACTAAGATAATTATGAGAGATAGCTGCTCTTAACAAAAAAAGAATAAAAGGAGGCGATATGCCTAGAATTCGAAAAACAAAAGATTATGATTTATTTAATCTTGAAGACTGGAATAGAAATATTAAACCTAATCACTTAGCTGAAATAGTAAGTAGTATCAAAGCTATTGGTAATTTAACTGATGTAGCTCCAGTTATTGTACTTCCACTTAATCCACAATGGAAAGATGAAAAACATCCAGATGGTAGACATCCTGTATATGATGGTCAGTACAGATTCACAGCTTGTAAAGAGCTTGGTGAATATATCTATTATGTAGTTGATGAAGATGAAAGATTAAAACCGTGGAATGTGGCTCAGTTTCAATCACAAGACAGATGGAACTATGATGACTATGCTAAACACTTTGCAAACTTAGGTCATAAGAATTATAAGATTTATTGTGGCATTAAGAGGAGAAGTGGATGGAGTCATAACTCATTGATAATGTTATTTATGGGTAACACTAAAGGTTCTATGGTAGCATTTAAAACTGGAGGACTAGAGTTCTTAAGAACAGTTAATGAAGTTAATGCAATCATTGAACAAATTAATGAGTTCTCTCATTGGTTTAAATGGTATAAGCAACGAGGATTTATTAATGCATTGTTAAAGATTATAGAATCAGTAGATGATTATAGTCATGATACAATGATGCAGAAGGTTGAGTTTCAGAGTACAAAATTAGTTCGTTGTCCAGATACCGAAACGTATATGGCACTTCTTGAAGATATATATAATTATCAATCAAGAGGTAAGAAAGTACGTTTCTTATAACACACGCAACCGAGATGGGGTAGAATCCTTTCCTACCCCGTCTTTTTAAAGGAGACATTATGTTAAAATTTGATTTAAACCAAATAAGAGAGACTATTACCTTAGTGATTGGAGATGATGGTATGAAAGCTGATGAGGTAGTAGAATGTTTAAAAAAAGATTATTGTGATTATTTAGAAATGCAAGTAGATACAATAATACAACAACAAATAGATAGAAAGAGAGGTAAATAATGGGATTTGATTTATATGGAATACATCCGAAGAACCCTGACAATATTCAAAAACCTTATTATGACTGGTCTAAAGACCATACTGAAAAGGAAACTGAAGAATATTTTAATGAAGTAGATGCATTTGAAACGGCAGTTCCAGGTAACTACTTCCGTGCTAATGTATGGGGATGGAGACCTTTATGGCAGTTCGTTTGTGAATTTTGTTCTGATTTCTTATCTGAAAAAGATATGAGAGCAGGTGACTTTAATGATGGAATGAAAATATGTAAGACGAAAGCTAAAAAGATAGCTGCTAGAATAAGAAGACTAAGAAGAGATGGTACTCTTGTTAAATATTCATTAATTAAAACTGAAATATATGAATTAGCTCGTAAGCATAATAAAATTATTCAGGAAGAATTAGAAGAATATCAAAACTATGTAACAGACCAATTAAATGATAAAGATATTGTACCAGCTAATTATCCTAAAAAATATAAGGATAAATGGAGTAGAATATATTCAAAGAAAGATTGGAATGGTAGTTATCCTTTTCATTTAGAGAACGTAGTTGATTTTGGAAAGTTTTGTGAAGAATCTGGAGGATTTGAAATATGTTAAATGCAGGTAGATATACTAGTCAACAGACAAATATTCTTGAACATCTAAAAAGGGGGGTAGAAATTACACCACTTGATGCTTTAGAACAATACGGTTGTTTTAGATTAGCTGCTGTTATATTTAATTTAAGAGCAGATGGTCATAAAATAAAAACTAAAAAAATAACTAGAAAAGGTAAAACTTTTGCTTCATATAAACTTGA